AACTCCAGGAAATGCGTTTCCTCAGCCCCGTCGATTTAAGCATCGAAGCGGCCGACAGCGCCGAGCAACCGGCAATGGTACGCATCGAAGCTTATTCCGGCGGAATGATGACGGTGGCCGGATTCGGCCCAGTAGTCCTCGATGTGGAAGGCATCGATTCGCCGGAGCGGATTCCACTCTTGGCCGACCACGAGAACCGCATCGACGCCGTGCTAGGTAGCGGCACACCCGCCCGCCGTGACGGCCGGCTTTCGGTCGAAGGGACGCTCTCCCGCACGAGTCAGCAATCGCAGCGGGTCATTGACCTGCACCGCGAGGGTGTGCCGTTCCAGGCCAGTATCGGCGCGGAGCCGCTGGATAGCGAACGGATCGCCAAGGGCCGGCAGGTCGTCGTCAATGGGCGCACCATACGGGCAGAGGCTTCGAGTTTTTTGCTCGTGCGCCGCGCCCGCCTAAAACACGTCGCCATCGTCGCCAATGGGGCCGATGGCAATACCAGTGTCAACATCGCGGCCACGGCCGCATCCTCTCAGGAGAATACGGACATGGAATTCACGGAATGGATCGAGGCCCAAGGTTTTGCGGCGGATCATCTGGACGAGAAACAAACAACCAGCCTGCGGGCCATGTACGACGCCCAAACGCAAGCCAAGGATGTCGCCGCCACGGCGGGCAAGGACGCATCCGCAACCGCCGTGGCCGATTTACGGGCCTCGTTCGCCGCCGAGACGGGTCGGATCGCCGCCATCCGCAAAATCTGCGGCGGGCGACATACGGACATCGAAGCCCAGGCCGTCCAAGACGGTTGGGACGAGAATCGCACCGAACTGGCCGTTCTCCGCGCCGATCGTCCCCGCGTCCCGGCCATTCATGCCGGCGGTGACGGGAGCCTCGTCGCCACCGACGTTATCGAAGCCGCCTTGTGCCTGCAAGCAGGCATTCCCTGCGAAGAGCAGTTCAACGAGAAGACGCTCGACCGGGCCGGCAAGTTCCGTAAACGGGGACTCCGCTGGTGTGCCGAGCAATTGAGCGCCGCGCACGGCCGGACGATTGACGCCGATCCCGGCAGCACCGAATGGATTCGGGCCGCGTTCTCTACAAGCGAACTGTCGGGCATCGTCGGCAACGTGGCCAATAAGGCGCTCCAGGCGTCGTTTGCGGCCGCCTCGTCGCTCGCGGATAAAGTCGCCGCCGCCAAGTCGCATACCAACTTCCTCGCGCATACGGTCTATTCCCTCGCCCTCAACGGCGAATTAAAGCCGGTCGCGCCCGATGGCGAACTCAAGCACCTGTCGCTATCGGAGGAATCACGCACCCGGCAGGTCGATACCCGCGGGGCGCTATTGAGCATTACCCGCAAGGATTTAATCAACGATGACCTGGGCGCATTTGCCGATAGCGCGATGGCCCTGGGTCGCAAGGCGATTACTTCGCGTGAAAAGGCACTTTTCACGGTGCTGAATGCGACTGCCAACGGGTCCAGTTTCTTCACCACGGCCCGTGGCAATTACTTCGAGGGTTCGACCACGAACCTGCAATCGAGCAGCCTCTCGACGGCCGTGCAGATGTTCCGCGACCAAAAGGGTCCGGATGGCGATCCGATTATGGTCGATCCGCGGTATCTGCTCGTGCCCACGGCCTTGGAGCAAACGGCCAAGGAACTGATGAACGCGCAGTTCATCCTTGGCCCGACGACCAGCAAGCAACCGAGCGTCAACGTCTGGCAAGGGGCGTTTACGCCGCTGACCTCGCCGTGGCTCAGTAATAGCAACCTGACCGGCTACAGTAGCACCGCGTGGTATTTGCTGGCCGATCCGATGGACCTCGCCACCTTGGAGATTGCCTACCTCAACGGGCAGCAATCCCCGACGGTCGAATTCTTCGGCCTCGACGCCGACCCGAACATCCTGGGCGTCACCTGGCGCGTTTACTGGGACTTCGGCGTGGCCTTGGCTGAATACCGGGCCGGCGTGAAGAGCAAGGGCGCGGCATAACCTCACACTCTCACTCATTAGGAGATATTCGTCATGGCTCAAGCAATGTTTGTTCAAAACGGCCTCGCGGTGGACTACACGCCCAGTTCGGCAGTTGCCGCCGGCGAAGTTGTTGTCCAAGGGGACTTGGTGGGCGTCGCTAAATTCGCGATTGCCGCCAATACGCTCGGGGCGCTCGCAGTTGATGGCGTTTTCGATTTCGCCAAGAACACGAGCGTGGCCTATACGGCCGGCACGATTCTGTATTGGGACGATACGAATAACGTCGTGACCACGACCTCATCGGGCAATAAGCAGGTTGGCAAGGTGGTCCGCGCCGCGGCCACCACCGATGCCACTGTCCGCGTGCGGCTGTCGCAATAACCATGAGCGATTTGTTGCAATCCGGCGCTGCTTGGCTGGCCAGTCAAATGCACAGCCATGCGGCGCACGAAATCACATACAAGCGGGGCGCTGAGCAACTCCCGCTGGTAGCGACGATTGGCAAAACGCTGTTTGAGACCACAAACGAACACGGAATCGTCGAACGGATCGAGTCGCGGGATTTTATGGTGCGTGCCGGAGATTTGATCCTGGGAGGCAATGTGGTGACGCCGTTACGTGGCGACCACATCCGCGAGACGGCGGGCAACCAGACCTGCACGTATGAAGTCCTGGCCCCAGGGCGCGAGCCGGCCTGGCGTTATTCCGATGCGTACCGGACGTTGTTGCGGATTCACACGAAGCTGGTGGGGACGGAGTCGGCCTAATGGCAGCCATTACGGATATCGCTGACGCGGTCGTGGCCGAGCTCAACGGCCATACCTTCAGCCTGCCGGTCACGGCGGTCCGGGCCTACGTGCCGCAGTACGAACTTGCCGAAATGAACACGCTGCACGTCACGGTCGTGCCCAAGGGCCGCACAAAATCCGCCGTCGGGCGCGTACCGCGCACCAGCGAACACACGCTTGACGTCGCGGTCCAGAAGAAACTGGCCGGCGAGGGGACTGTGGACGCCGATCCGCTGATGGGTTTGGTCGAGGAGATCGACACCTATTTCGACATCGGCAAACGCTTGGCCTCGTACCCCAATGCCGTGTGCGTCGCCGTTGCCAATCTGCCGATTTTCGCGCCGGATCATTTCGAGCAATTTCGGCAATTCACGAGCGTCTTATCACTAACCTTTCGCGTCGCGGGTTGAAACATGGCCAACAATGTCATTATGCGGGCCGTAACTGTCAACGATGTGTGGCAGCCGCTGGCTAGCGCCAAGACGGTCTGCTCGGTCACGATTAGCACGCCACCAACGAACGCCGGCGTGGTGTTGTTTGAAGTGGAGGGACAGAACGTCCCGTGGGTGCCCGGCGAATGGCACGAGTTCCAACGCGTTGACCTCGCGACAATCAAGATCCTCGGCACCGTCAATGATCTGGTCACCATTATCGGAGGGACATGGTAATGGGTTACTACGGCGGTTCAGGCGGCAGCCTCAGCATTCCCAACGGTTCGATCACGACCGATAAGTTGGCGGATCAAGCCGTCACGACACAAAAAATAGCTCCAGGGATCGCGGCTAAGCACAACGTCACCTATTATCCGCCAGGACCGTCTGACGATGAGTCGCAGGGCTACTCTGTCGGCTCGCAATGGTTCGACACGAATACGGCCGTCTTATACGTCTGCACTTATGCGGCCACTTCGGCCGCAAGTTGGTACACGATTTACTCGTATCCGCCCGACGACAGCGTCTCGACGTCGAAGCTTCAATACGGCGCGGTCACCACGGACAAGATCGCCAGCTGCGCGATCACGATTGGCCAGATGGATAGCGGGAGTGTGGGCAGTAGCCAGTTACAAAACAATGCCGTGTACCACGATGCGATTGACTACGGCGCAGTCTGGGGCGACAAGCTGGCCGCGCCCACGTTCGACCAGCGAGGTGGCGTGGTGGCCTGTTCGTTTGATGCGACTGTGACCGCCTCCGCGCTGGACCCATCGTCGAATGATCCCGATGCACCCCAATTGGCCGCGACGCAGGCCGCTTTGACAAATATCGAACAGAAATTAATCACGATTATCAACGGACTCGCACAAACGGGAATTTACCTCGCCTAACGGGAGAACATCATGGGATTCAAACTGGGCCTGGAGGCCAGGCTTTACCGGAACACCGGCACCTACGGCACGCCGAGTTGGAACGAGATCACGAACGTCAAAGACCTCACGCTCAATCTCGACAAGGGCGAGGCGGACGTGACCACCCGTGGCAACAACGGCTGGAAAGCCACGGTCGCGACACTCAAAGACGCCTCCATCGAGTTCGACATGGTCTGGGATACGGCCGACGCCGATTTCACCGCGATCAAAGACGCATGGCTCAATAACACGACGATTGAACTCGTGGCTTTGGACGGCGATATCGCTGTCGCTGGTCACCAGGGACTGCGGGCCACGATGATGGTCACCAAGTTTAGCCGCAAAGAATCGCTCGAAGAGGCGCTGATGGTGAGTGTTTCGGTCAAACCGACGTATGCGACGAACGCACCGACTTGGCATACCACCACATAATCCGGAGTTACGATGAAAATCTTCACCGATAACCAGGGCCGCGAGTGGCAAATTGCCATTACGGTCGATTCGATTCGCCGGGTCCGTGACTTGCTCACGGTCGATCTGTGCCAGCCGTTTGCCGGCGACCCGCCGTTGCTCACTCGGCTCGATACCGACATCGTGCTGTTGTGCGATGTGATTTATTGCCTCGTTAAGCCGCAGGCCGACGAACGTAACCTGACGAGCGAGCAATTCGGCGCATCCCTTGGCGGCGACGCCATCCGTTCCGCCCACGACGGCCTCATGGAGGAATGGGAAGCTTTTTTCCAGAGCCTTCGCCGGGCCGAAATGGCGAAGGCGATCCAGAAACAGGCCCAGATTGTCAAAACGATGGTCGATCTAACGAGCCACAAAGTGGACGAGATCGACGTGACGCTGGCGACCGAGCAACTGCGGAACCTGGACGTGAATCAGGCAATTCAAACGGCGCTGGCCGGTTCGACGCCTGGGGGCTGATTTGGGAATTGGCCGGCGTCATCGGCATCGATCCTGGTCCGCGGACGCTCAGGGAACTAGTGCGGATGGCCGAAGCCAAGACCCGGGAGGCGTGGAATCATACCGCGGCGATGTTGGCGCTGTTCGCCAATATCCACCGCGATCCAAGCAAAGGCGTCGTGTTCACACCAGCCGATTTTCACCCGTATGAGAACCGCAAACCCAAACAGGTCATCCCCAAGGACGGCATCGAGGCCCTTAAGATTTTCCTGCCGCACTAACGATGGAAATCACGTTTCAAATCAAGGGTCTGTTTTTCGACCGCGACGGCGTGAAGCGGAAGATGGATGCCGCGTCGCGCCGTAACCTCTCCAAAGCCGGGGCGTT